TAGGTGTAGAGGTAGAGGACTCACGCCAAGAAAAAGATTATCTGCTAGTTACGGCTGCTACCTTAAAAGAGGTATCTCTAGTAGAGAGCGCTGCATTTCCAAGCGCTGCCGTGTTAAAAATTGCTGCTAATCAAAACGCAGTAGATAACCAACCAACAGAAACGAAAGGTGAAACCGTGGACAAAGCCCCGGAAGAAATGGCATCAGAGGCAACATTTTTGCCAGACGGTGCAACAGTAACGCTAAAGAGCGTTAGCTATAAAGATGATGAGGCCGCGGGCGCTACTGAACCAGTAGAAGCCGCGCGCAGAATTATTAAGCCAAGTGCGCTTAACTCACAAAGAGTACGCACACCGATTACATCTATGGGCGCATACACAGAGCATAAAATCAAAGCTGCTCTAGGTAATGATGAGTCAAAGCTATATGTAACAGCTGCAGATGATAGCTGGACTACAAACCCTGCATTTAATCCAACGCAGTATCTAACAGAGTTTATTACAAACACACGTTTTCCACGCAGCGCTATAGATGCTTGCAGCCGTGGAGTTTTGCCACCTAAGGGCAACACAATTAACGTGCCTGCACTTGTAGACTCAGAGGGCGGCCTTTCAGGTGTAGCACCTGTAGTAACCGTTGAAGCTGAGGCCGGGGCTGTAGCCAATACAGGTATGGTAACCCAGTATTTAACCGGTACTGTAAATAAGTATTCAGGTATGAATACCCTTAGTGTTGAGTTGCTAGAGCGCACAGATAATCCGGGCTTTTTTGCTGAGTTAACACAACAATTACAAAATGCGTATATGAACGCAACAGACCAAGCGGTAATTACTGCAATTAACGCAACAGGCTTTACTAGCACAGGCGTAGCGGCTACAGCGGCAGGTTTGATTTCTTATACCGCTGAAAGTACAGCTAATGTTTACAAAAACAGCGGTTATTTTGCACAGAACTTTGTAGGCAGCACAGGTATTTATAACCTACTACTAGGTGCAGTAGATACCACAGGCCGCCCAATTTTCAACGCTTACCAGCCAAACGCGGCAGCACTTGCTAACGCAGCTGGACAGGTAGCTAATAACTCTGTACGCGGTAACGTATTAGGTCTAGACCTTTATGTAGATAGATTTATGACCGCTGGCGTAGCTGATAACTCAGCATTTATTCTTGCGCCAGAGGCATTTACTGTTTATGAAAGCCCACAGGCTTACATGAGCGTAAACGTAGTATCAAACCTACAGGTACAAGTAGCTATTTACGGCTTTATGGCAACTATTGCCAAGATACCTTACGGTATCTGCCGCCTAAATATCGCTTAATAAATAACTAATAGTCTGGTAGGGCCTTAGCCCTTTGGCTCTACCAGACCTACAAAGAAAGGTACAAATATGCCGGCTACTTATGTAACAGCTGCAACACTTAAAGCATCATTAGGCGTAGGCACTTTGTACGACTCTTACACTTGGATAGAGGACACCTGCCAGACGGCGCAAGATTTAATAAATGGTTTTCTATGGTTTGACTCTGCACCGGTGGTGGGAACTGCGTTAGTAAATAACGTAGCTACCGTGATGATAGCCAACCCCGGCCTATTTACTACTGGCCAAACCGTCACAGTAGCCGGGGCTGGCGCTACTTTTAACGGCAGCTACACAATTACTAGCACGCTGCCTTTTAGTTCTGGTAGCACTAGCCTTTTACCAGCTTTTAATTTACAGCTTAATTATTACCAATACCCACAGGGTTATAGCTTTATACAATATGCAAAAACAGCGAGTGACCAAAACTTTAGGCGCGTAGTACCTAGCGGCACTATGACGGGTGAAGATACAAAGACCGCTAGCTACGCTAACACGCCTGCTATAAACGCAGCTGCACTTATGCTAGCTGAGAATATCTGGACTAGCCGTTTCAGCACACAAGCCGGCGGCGTAAGCGTAGACGGTTACAGCCCTAGCCCTTTTAAGATGAGTAATACTTTAATGGCATCTATACGCGGCTTACTAGCCCCGTATCTTTCACCTAACGCTATGGTGGGATAATGCCTACAGCCGCCATAACTACACTACGCAGTACTATAGCCGCTGCCTTAGCTAATAACGCTGTTTGGAGTACCTTTAGCTACCCGCCAAGTACCATAGTTGCTAATAGCGTAGTAGTAGCCCCGGCAGACCCGTACCTTACGCCTAGCAATAATAAACAGGCAACTATAGCGCCTATGGCTAATTTTAAAATTATTATGACCGTGCCTATGTTTTCTAATGAAGGCAACCTACAAGGCATAGAAGATACGATAGTAGCCGTGTTTAATAAATTGGCCGCTAGCAGTATTGTATTTAACGTTACCGCTGTAACTGCACCTAGCGTTTTAACGCTGCCAAGCGGTGACTTACTTACAAGTGATTTGCAAATATCCGTACTAACGAGCTGGAGCTAAAATGGCACTTACAGACGAAGATAAAAAGTTTTTAATCAAAATAGGCCAAGAATTGCCTATAGAGGTTAAAGAAACAAAAAAACAAAAAGAAACACCCACAGAAACACCGACACTACAGAAAGAGGAATAACAAATGGCCATATTTTTATCTAATGGCGTAGTAGTAACGCTTAATAGCGTGGACTTATCAGACCACGTTACTAGCGCAACTATTAACCGCTCATTTGATGAACTTGAAGTAACAGCTATGGGTAAGTCATATTGCCCGGTTATTGCGTAAGCAAATAACGTGAATTGCGCTATATCGGTGAAGGCCGCCAAGAAAACGGTTAATACCGAGGCAACCTGCTTAGGCAGAGAGTCCGTAACGACTACACGCGCAACCCCTAGAAATAGGGTGAAGATATAGTCTGAACTGCATCAATGGTAAAGATGCAGAGGTAAACAGAAATGTTTTACCCGCCGAAAGGTAGTAACAAATTGGATACAGCTCACAAGTTCGTCAAAGGTTTAGAGGCAAGCACTATTACGCTTGATTTTCTAAATGATAATGCAGCGAGCGGTTCAGGTGCAGTACGCGCCGCGTTGCAAGCTGCGTGGGGTACTACTGTAGCGCTAACACTTAAGCAAACTAGCGCCGCTATATCTACAACGAACCCAGAATATCAAACTACAATTTTGGTAAACAATACAACAGATATTAACGGCGCTGTTGGGGATATTAGTAGCCAGAGCCTTACATTTACTTGTAACTCACCTATCGTAGTAGACACCACACCATAACTAAAACAAAGGGGCAACAATGGCAAAACTTAAAATAACAAGGGCAGACGGCAGCGTAACCGAGCATAAGATTACGCCCCGTATTGAGTACGCCTTTGAGCTGTATGCAAAGAAAGGTTTTCACAAAGCCTTTAGAGATGATGAAAAACAGAGTGACGTTTATTGGCTTGCTTGGGAGTGTTTACGCACAAGCGGGGAAGCCGTGAAAAGTTACGGGGCAGATTTTCTAGAAACCTTAGCTAAAGTTGAGGTACTAGATGATGACCCTTTGGAATAGTGGGGCGCGGTAGCTTTGGCTATCTAATCGCACAAATAGCGGTAGAAACCGGCATAGCGCCCCAGTATTTATTAGAATTAGATGATGTAATGTTTAAGAATATATTAAAGGTTTTAACAGACAGAGCTAAGGCGGTGCAAGATGCCAACAGAGGTAGAAAACGCTATACAGGTTAGAGCAGCTCTAAAACGTTTTGCGCCCGATTTAAGCAAACAGGCTCAAACAGAAATGGCTAATGCGTTACGCCCTGTAGTTGCTAGGGCTAGGGGTTTTATTCCGGCAGATGCGCAACTATTAAGCGGTTGGGTTAAAGGCACAGCTAGCATAGATACAATTAACTATAGACCATTTCCAACCTTTAGTAGTAGTGATGCTAAACGCGGTTTAGGTTATAGAGTAACACCGTCTAAACCTAATAAATCGGGCTTTGTATCTTTAGCTAGAATACAGCAAGCTAATGCCGGCGGTGCAATATATGAAACCGCCGGGCGGTTAAATCCAAACGGTAGAAAACAAGGCCCTGTAGTAGACCGTTATAAAAATGGCGTTTATGATAAAACAACACACACCGGTAAGCAATATTCAACTAGCTTAAATCCTAATGCAGGGCAACAATTTATAAATAACTTAAACGGCACAGGGCCTTTAGTAAATGCTAGGCCTAAAGGTATGAAAGGCAGACCAACACGCAAAGAAACAGGCCGTGCTATGTATAGAGCGTGGGCGGAAGATAACGGCGTAGCTAACGCGGCTGTACTAAAAGCTATAGATAATTCTATAAATAATTTTGTAAAAGCGACTACATATCAACCAAAGGCAGCGGCATAATGGCCACAGACTTAATAATAAATATAGCTAGCCAATTTACGGGTAAAAGCGCGTTTGAAAAAGCCGAGAAATCTACAAAATTATTAACTAAAAGTGTAAAAAATCTAGCTAAAGTAACGGGCGTAGCTCTAAGCGCTACAGCTATTTTAGCTTACAGTAAAAAGAGCATTAAAGCCGCTTCAGATGATATGAAGGCGCAAAAACTGTTAGCACAAAGCCTAAAAAATGTAGGGCTAGCTTACGCTACTGTAAATGTAGAAAACTTTATAGGGCAATTAGAAAAACAAACTGGTATTTTAGATGATGAACTACGCCCCGCGTTTAGTAAATTAGCACAGGTAACGGGCTCTGTAACTAAAACACAAAGCCTATTAAAATTAGCCTTTGACGTATCTAGCGGCTCTGGTCTTGACTATAAATCTACTGTAGATATATTGGCTAAAGCCTATGTAAATAATAATAAAGGTTTATCTAAATTATCTTTAGGTTTAACACAAGCTGAAATACAAGCTATGGATTTTGCAGACGTAGTAGAGTTACTTACTAAAAGGTTTGACGGGGCAGGCGCGGCAGCTGTAGACAGTTATAGCGGGTCTATGGCAATACTTGCCACCTCTAGTGCAAACGCGGCAGAGATTATAGGCACTAGCCTTATAGGTGCTATAGAAACTTTAGGCGGTAATGACGGTATAAAAAACTTAGGCACAGATATAGAAAACGCGGCAAAAAGTACAGCTAATTTAATAGATGAAATGGCGTTTTTAATTAGTCAGATAGGCTCTATACCTGTAGTAGGTGGAGCACTTTCAACGTTTGGCAAAGGCATACAAAATATATTAGGTAATTTAAGCCCACAAAAATTAGCAGAATTGACCCGAGAAATACAGGCTGGGCGTGGTATGAACGCAGCGCCAATAGCAGGCCAGCCGTTTACTACCGGTATGTCTATTACAAGCTCTACAGATGCACAAGCTAAAACTACAAGGCTAGCTAAAGCGGCTGAGTTAGAGGCAATTAAAAGAAATAAAGAGCTAGCAAAATTAGCTAAAGATAGAGCAAACCGTGAAAAAGAAATAGCAAAACAGAAAAAAGACCAACTAGCCTTAGACAAAGCTGCCCTAGCACTTGGCAAGGGTGAAAGTATATTTGACTTAGACAAAATACAGATAGCGGCAGCAATTTTAGCAACGCAAGAAAATATACAAAAACTAGGCACAGCGGCTACAGACCAGCAAAAACTACAGCTAGCCAATGATGCACAGCGCCTAACAGTTAAACAGTTAATGCTAGATTTAGAAGATGCTATAGCCGCTAAAGATGTAGAGCGCGCTACTAGCCTTTCTAAGCAACTAAACACAGAGCTAGCCATATTAGGCACGCTTACAGGCCAGACTTACAAGCTAGGTGAAATAGACAAAATACTAGAAAAGTTTAAGCCTAAAGACCTTATAAACCTAGATAACCTAGATGCAGCTATACGCAAATTGCTAGAAATTGCAGGCTCACGGTTTGACTTTTTAAGC